AATCGTAATCAATACCAGTCATTTCAAAATAAAGACGTGGCAATGTAATTGATACTTTTGAAGCAGCAGTATCAGTTAAACGAACAAGAAATTTTTGCTTTGGACCATATGCTAGAGGAACTTTAGATTCTTCCAGGACAGTCCCATCATTAGGATCTGTGCTCTTCATTGTAATATTGTTGAAGAGCGTACCAAACGCAATGATGTTCTTACGAACAATTTGATTGTAAAAGTGTGATCCTAACATCAGATACTATCCGTAAAGTTGCCATATTCACCGAATGGGTTGCCCTCAGTCCAGTCAATAATCTCATCAGCACTATCTTCTATTTGTCTATTTTGAGCATAGAACGAAGTGCTAGTATTATTTAGAGTGTCATAAGACTCTGGACTCCATCTAGCTCCTGATGATTGACCAGTAATAACTTCCGCAGTTGTGAACGTTCCAGTTCTATTGATCACTTGTAGTTCTCTTGTAGAAGAGTTCCAAGACTTTACTTCTGCTCTATTGTCCTTAGGTGAAGGATCGATTGTGACTGTTGGAGCACTAGTGTAACCCGAACCGCCAGATGTAACAAGGATGCTAGTAACAAGACCAGTAGAACTAACTGACGCTGTTGCTGTAGCACCTGTGCCTCCTCCTCCTGAAATAGTAACCGTTGGTGGTAATGAAGAATTATAATGTAATCCGCTATCAGTAATAGTAATTCCATCAACAATATCACCGCTAATAGATGATGTTGCCTTAGCAAGAAATTCATCTCCAATAACTTCTTCACCTACTGTAAAGTCACCTGTTCCGCCAGGATCCATAACAAGTTTGATAGCAGATCCAAACTCCAATTCAATGTCATCAATTTCTTCAACTCCAGTATCAAAATCATCACTACCGAGTTCGTAGAGTTCAGCAGTGATAGAATAAAATTGAATCTTACCAAACTGAAAAAATGGCGACTCTTTCTCTACAAATTTAATTTCGTAAATGTCTTGAGTTAAAGGAAAATATAAAAGATCTCCTTCATTGGGTCTACTGGTGACAGTTAATGATGGATTGTATTGTGCTACAACTTGATCCCAACGTCTAGTAGATACACGAAATACAACTTCATCTGTAATGCGGAGACCAAACTTACTGACGAACTCTGCTCCATCAGCAAATCCAGTTACATTCTGTAGAAGCATTTCAACTTGGAATTGCTCCTGGTATTTTGAATATCTTACTTCATCTAAAGTATTATCTTGTAGAAGAGTTCTTGGTAGATAATAGATATCCGATCCAAATAACTTAATTTGTTCATCCACAAGATCTTGATACAGACCTTGTTCGCCTGCATCACCTTGATAGTATGTTGGAAAATAAGGACTAGTAGGCATCTTATCCGATCATATCCATAGGTGGAATAGCATACTTGCTGAGAACTTCTGATTCGATTTTCTCAATTTCTGCTAGTGCGTCTGTGTAAAGTTCTCTGCCGTTGAGTGTAATACCCCCAGGCAATTGAACATTGTTGAACTTAATTAAGTTCTGACCCCACTGCTTCTTCATGAGAGCAGTAGCATATTTCTTAACAAACATATCATTATACATTTCAGTCGCATCTGTTGGATCAATAAGGCGATGTGCTTCAATTAGAAGGTACGTGTCCTCTTTAAGGAATGCTTTATTGATATCAAGATACAAACGATCACGACGCATAGTATATCTAAACTGCTGGAATGAACCATTGTTTAGAATCATATCTAGAGTTTCTAGATACTGTTTGTTCATATAATAGTTGAGAATATCGAGTGATCCAAACGCATACAAGTCGTTTAAGAACAACTGATACTCAACACCAAATAGGTTGGAGCGGATTGAGTTGCTGACTAGTCCAAATACTTTGGTAACACCAACTACATGGTCTGGAATGGGAATATAATTAGTTGCTTCTTCCCATTCAGTTGTTCCTGATGATGTAGTAATCTCACCATCGAAACGTGTTTTATCGTCAGCAGTAATTTCGTGTCTTAGATATGCTCTCTCCATACCATTGTAGCAATTCTCTTGGAAGAACTGGATGGTATCATCAATAACGTTATTGACCTGCTCGTCATCGATATTGACTTGGAGGACAGGCTCACCAAGCTGCCTCTTACAGTAAGTGATAAGATCAGCCCTAGAACTTGGAGATGCCATTACACACAAAAAATCCCTTCTTACCTATTTAGGAAGAAGGGATTTAGTTATTTTTTGGGGAAGTAGTTTATATTTATAACAACCCTAGAAGAAGTATCAGTGCAGTTAGTTCCACTATGCCACATCTCAGAAGGAAAAATACAGAGTCTGTTCTTTAGACTGTAAACAATCTCTCCTGTTTGAAAACAAGTGTATCCATCATTAGTATTGACATAAAACACTGCTGTTTTTGCTCCAGCAAATTCATTATCTACATGATATCCATGCTCTATGATTTTTGGTCCACATGTAGTAAGGTTTGCCTTGATTCTAATCAAAGCAGCTGGATTTAACTTCTGGAGAATAGGAGAAATTAATCTCCAATACTCACTATTGTACGAGTAGTTGTCATAAATGACATGAGAAAAATGATAGTTGTATTTGTTATCTTCTCCATGAGAATCTTTTTTTATTGGTTTTCCTAGAAACCAAGGAAACTCATACGAGAAAAACTGACTCATCCCGATATCTTCATCGGGAAGGAGAAAGTCATTTATAACTTCTATCATTCTGCTGGAACTTCAGGTTCACCTTCTGGTGCTGCTGCTCCTTCGCCTTCCAGTAGTCCTAAAGTTTCAAGACCACCTTGTAGTTTGATCTTATATTCTTTTGCCTTCTGGAGGTTTTCTTCTAGTTCGGCAATTTGCTTTACGGTAGTAGCAATTTGCTCTTCAAAGTTTTTCTTTAGTGCTGTGGGATCCATAGTAATCACATATAATAGTGTGTTTAATTATTTATTATAGCAGAAATATTGAAAGATATGGAAATTCTTTCAACATCTACAGAATTTGGTCTTACTGAATGTGGCAAGTATGATGGCCATAATAATATCTCTCCTTCCGTTGGATCTATAAAATATTCACTGTGGAATGGAGAGTTTTCTCCTTGTTGCATAAATGGCAACCCCATCCACATATTATTGAAAGATGGATTTATAAATTCAATTCCACCAGATCCTTCGGGACATTTCAAATACAAAACTCCAGAAAAAATATCTCCATGAACATGCTGCTTATTATATGAATTAGTTCCTTTATTAATGTTGAACCAAGCATTCTTCAAACACAAATTACATGGAACAAATCTCATATCAACTGAAGCAGATGAAGCTAAGCGCATCACTTTTTCAAAAAGAGGTCTTAGTTCTACAACATCATATATTGTTGGGTATGATTGATATCCATTAATATTAGAGAGAGTTTTACTCTCGTATGTTTTTTCTAGTTCGTGTATTTTTTGAATAGCAGTGTCTTGTATAGAATCAAAATTATCAATCCTATCTTTCCAAAAAGGAATGCCATCCATTCTAAAAATAGTTGTCATCTTCCATCATTTGCGAATTCACAACGATATCCATCTGCCAAAACATAGTGAAAAAATATTTGGTGATAATAACTGTTGTCTAACTTAGAAAATAATTTTGGATATTTTCCTGGCATTGGATCTCTCCAGTGAAGACAGTCACATCCTTTGTATAGAACACCATCTCCTGGTTCCATCTCTAAAGATCTAGTCTCTCCGTAAGGTGTTTTAATACAGAACGCCCATGGTTTTTTTAAATTACTACTTATATTGATGCTAATAGAAATTTCACAAGCATGTCTATCAACATGTTTTTTTAACTCTTGTCCTGGAAAATAAAATCTATCATAGTAGTATGTGTTATACAATTTTTTTCCAATAACACTTTCAATTGTCTTTCTTATGTTTGAATGTGCTTCTTTATATTTTGGGTGAGAATATCTGGCAAGTGATCCTGGAACCTGCTCCTCATTTTTTGTATACGACATCTTTTTCTCTGACCCATGATATGTAATCATTCCTCTTGTCTTTGGAACATCGTCATACAACAAATTTGCGTTATATACATTTTTTAAAAGTAAATAACCATTCTCATTAAAAAATTTATGTTCTGTATCAATTGTTTTCATTTCCACCTCGGACCAACTACCCACCCAACAATAGACTTCCTAAGTCCTTTTGTCACTTTTAAAACTCTGTGTTGAGTTCTGGAATCAAACAAGACAAGTGTTCCTCTTCTCCTTGGAGCAAAGTATGTTCTTCCATTTTCATCTAGAAATTGAACTTGACCACCCTCATAATCTTCTGGATCTGAAAGTTGTAAAGTAAAAGATAACTTTCTAACCAACTCCGCTTGTGTGTTTAAATGATCTTGAGCAATTTCAATTCCTCTATTTCCACGAGCTTTGGGTGTGTATAAATTTGAAATGCCAGCATCATTATGCCACTTATAATATTCTCCTACTCCGTAGTGGGCATACTGAAGATTTTCACCATCAATGTTTCTAATATCATAGAGGAAATTCTCTCTATTTGCCATTTCAACATAATGCCACAAAAATCCAGAAATCCAGTGATATGTTGGAATCCAAGTGTTTTTAGAGTGTCTTCTTTCAGTATCTAATACATCTCCATGTAATTTTGATTCTGAAAGGTTATTATCGTATCGCTCTTCTAAATCTTTTTCTACCGTCTCAATAATATTTTTTGGTAGATCTGTAAAATACCAAACTGACTGACTAGCCATAAACAAAAAATCAAATCATATTAGTATTTATTCTATCATCCAGTAGTCCATTTGATAATAACTACTCCATCTCCGCCATCACCCCAATCAAGAGGAGATGAGTTACCAGCGCCACCACCAGATCCTCTACCATTTACAGCGTCCATTGAATTATATCCATAACCACCACCGAGAATACCCCATCCACCAACTGGATCTAATGCTCTTGATCCACCACCACCTAAAGCAGCGCCATCAGTTCCTGGTCCTCTTGGATCAGATGATCCTCCAGCACCAAAGTATAACCAATGGGGAGCATACGGACCAGAAGCAGGAATACCACCTAAAAGATCTTGGAACTGCTGAGGAACTCCATTAGGCAAGAAAGATGTTGGAACGGCAAATCCATCGCCACCTTTACCACCGTTTAAGTTTTCACCAGCGCCACCAGCGCCACCACCTCCACCGCCATACTCTGTAGTAGGAACAGATCCGCCAGGATTTCCATATCCATACAATCCGCTATTTCCTGGTTGTGCTGGTTGAGATGCTGCCCTAGATGCTGCTGGATCTCCTGGTCCATTTCCTCTTGTAGCACCACCAGATCCTCCTGGTTCTCCAACATAGTTTTGACCGCCACCTCTACCACCACCAACTGCTACCAGAGATAGTGATCCTCCAATGGTAGATGGGTTACCAGGAACAGCACCATAGCTACTAGAACCACCATCTCCATCATTGGATGGATTGCCAGGACCACCAGTTCCAACAGTGACTGGATAACTGCCATTAGTAAGTGGAGCATTTGGGAAGAAAATAACACCACCTGCTCCACCGCCTCCGCCGTATGGAACAGATCCGCCACCACCACCAGCAACAACAAGAACATCAGCAGTACCATTTCCACTTACAGAAAATGATCCAGGAGTTCTGTATATTAACCAATTTTCATTTCCATTTGTATATTGGAGGCTAGCTCCAGTGGCATTAACATCAAATGCACCAGCAATATTAATAGTGCCCCATTCTGTGCCATTAAATATTTTTAATTGATTGTTATCTTTATCATAGATAATCAACCCTTCTTCTCCTGCTGGATAATTTCCTTCTCCGCCAATAATAGCTTGAAGTTTTACGCCAATAGAAGCAAGAACTTTGCCTACATTAAGAATACCCATGGAAATAAA